CGGATACCGTCGATCCACCGTCGCCTTCACCGAAGCACTTGTCCCATCCGACGGTTCGACTCTCATAACCGGTCTGCTTCCGGGAACGACGTATTACGTCTATGCGAGAACGCATAACTCGAAGGGTTGGAGCTCTTACGGTCCAATTCGAACGATAAAAACGCTCAAGGTTCCTGACGCCCCCTCCTCCGTCACCTTGTCGTCTGTCACCCAGGTTTCTGTTGTCGGCACGTTCAAGGACAATTGGAATGGCGGCGCAACCGTCACCGAACGTCAGATCGCCTACAACACCACCAACACGACCACGGGAGCGATTCTCGTCGTATCCGACGGTTCGACGCTCATGAACGAATTCGACCCAGGACGAAAGTACTATTTCTGGGCTCGCGTTAAGAACTCGGTTGGATGGTCGGGCTGGTCGGCAGTTACGTCGGCCACGCTCTTGGCGGGCGCGTTCGTGGTTTACAACGGCGTACCAACACCCGCCGTCCCATACGTCAACGTAGGTGGTGTCTGGAAAGTTGCCCGGCCTTGGTCGCGCAACGGAGGCATCTGGAAGGAAAGTGCCACATGATCAAACGGATACGCCTAGGTTACGATACCTGGGTACACCCGAGGGTCGAACCCATATTCTTGAAGATCGCAGAGCCGCGCATCATTCGCTTGATGCAATTCGGCATCTACATCTGCATGTTCTATGCGGGTTTTCGACTCATGCTCCAACCGCCGGCCCAGTTCCAGAGCGTTCTCGGGTTGGTTCTTTCATACATGTTCGCGTCATTCATCTTCTTGGGAGCGCTCTTCGGGGGCGTGGCGGTGCTTCCTGGAATTTGGTGGCTCGAGCGTGTAGGGCTTATCTCCCTCACCACGGGGATGGTTATCTACATGATCGTCGTCATTTCTTTGGGCTCTTCGCCCATGGGAGTCGTCGTCGCACTCGCGTTCGGACTAACCTTCCTGCAGCGGTGGATGGAGATCAAGGGCCCTGATTTGGCACCCAGAGAGGAGTAAATCCGTGGACAAAGCGCAACTGCTCGCAACCATTGTGGGGGCTGGTGGCGGCGGTGCAGCGTTGTTGGCTTTGGTCAACGGACTGATCAAGTGGCTCTCTGGGGCCTCTGCGAGGGAACGCGAAAAGAACACCGACCTGATTTCACAACGCCGAAAGGCGATCGAAGAGCGTGACGAGGCCTATGACAAACTCGAGGGTGAGACCACGAGGCGTCGCGATGCCGAAGAGCACGTCTCCATCTTGAAACGCCAGCTGCTACTAGCGGGCCTCGAGCCCATCGAACGAACGAAGGACAACACATGAGCAACGACGTCAAGCCGCTTCTCAGCGACACCACGTACAACCGTCTCAAGGAGCTCAACACCAAGGTCATTCCGGCTGCCGGTGCGCTCTACTACGGTCTCGCCGTGCTCTGGGACTTCCCCAAGGCCGAAGAGGTCGTCGGAACGCTCGCGGTGGTTGCGACGTTCATCGCCATCGTCCTCGTCTGGGCGAACAAGCGCTACGACGCATCCGGCGCCGGCATCGACGGAACCGTGGACGTCCAGGACATCGACGGTCGAAAGACGGTCGTCATGGACATCACCACCGAGCCCGAGGACATGATCAATCAGAAGCAGGTCAACCTGAAGGTCAACAACCCCTGAGGTCGGTCATCGCAGGATAAACATGGCCTATAGTGAGACACTACCACTAAGGAGACATCCATGTTCAACAAGAAGCCCGACACCAACCGTCAGGGCCTTGAGGCAACGATCGATGACCTGATGGCTCAGATGTCCGAACACCAGCCTGACTCCCCGGAGTACAAGGCGATGGTCGAGAACCTCACCAAGATTTACACCCTGCGCGACGAAAAGTCAAACAAGGTCGTGAGTCCTGATGCACTTCTCGCCGTCGCCGGAAACCTCCTCGGGATCGCGTTGATCGTCGGACACGAGCGCATCGGCGTCGTGACGTCCAAGGCCCTGCAGTTCGTGCTGAAGGCCAAGTAGACATCCTGCATCCCAGTACAACGTCAACGATCTAGAGGTCGTGTGAGAGCCCACCAGCTTTTACACGGCCTCTAGATCTTGGCCTATAAATTTTTGCCTCGAAAAATCCCCGGGGGGAACTTCTGGTGAGAAGGTCGCAGAAATTACATGGCATATAATGAGACCACTACAATAAGGAGAAGCCATGAAGCTTTTCAAGTCACTCAGCAACCAAGACCCCATCGTCATCGTTGTGGAGGACGGCCAGTGGAACGCCTACGGCCCCGAAACCGCGCGCAGCATCTTCCTCGTGAAGTTGGTGCAGCAGCAAGGAGGGATCAACGAAAGCGTCGAAGATGGCCGTTACCACTTCAATGCGATCCGTCGCGGACTGAAACTTGAGCTTTCGCTCAACCGCATAAACTGATCTACAAACCGACAGCCCCTCACACGGGCTTTAGGTTTCGCCTCGCAGAAATTACATGGCATATAATGAGACCAATAATCTACGAAGGAGAACGAAATGTTCAAGCCTGTTAACCCCGACAGCCGCTTCCCTGCCTTCCTCCAGAACGGTACCAAGAACAACATCATCTTTCAGCTCACGCTGACGGTCGTGTTGATCGGCGGTATGACCCTGAAGGACTGGTACGAGCAGCGGCAGTGGGACAAGCAGATCGCACAACTCGATTCCTACTGATCCACCTCAAGCCTCAGGCCCCTAACACGGGCTTTAGGTTTTGCCTCGCAAGAAAAACACGTCCTATAATGAGACCACAGTCTAAAGCCCGAGAGGGATCCATGTGAGCAATACACACCAAAGCGCGAAAGCGGATCAATGGGAGCAATACCCTAAGCTGTGATCTCACCCTTTATTTTTGGCTTCGCAGGAATTACATGGCGTATAATGAGACCCCAACTATAATCAGGAGAACGAAATGAAGCTCATCGTCCGCGCCAAGCGAGTTCGTGAGAACGACACCTTCGTCCTGTCCAATCAGAAGTGTAAGGTGATCAAAACCGAACGTAACGACTTCGGCCAGACCATCATCCACTTCCAGACGGACATGACCGGTGACGAAATCACCAACTGCATGATCGTCAACAACGACCTTCCCATCGAGATCAAGAAGTAGTACCGTCCCAAAACCGACAGCCCCTAACACGGGCTTTAGGTTTCGCAAGAATTACATGGCATATAATAGAGACCCAACTATAATAGGAGAAACCATGACCAACGTTATTACGAAGACCGCCATCGCGATCGTCGGCATCACCGCGCTCGGTATGGTTGCCAGTTACGAGTCGCTTTATCGCAACCTGAAAAGTTACGCCCCCGGACTTTCCCGCAAGGAAACCCTGCTGGCGTTCTACAGGACGATCGAGACGGCCACCAACTACCGCAACCTTACCGGCGAAATGATGAGCCAAGATCGCGTCGTGGCCGTCTACAAAGACCACACCAAGGACATCCTCGCCCAGAAGTAACCCTCAAGCCTCAAGCCCCGCACACAAGGGCTTTAGGTTTTGTCCTGCTTCGCAGCCAGAACATGGCCTATAATGAGACCACTAACACAAAGGAGACCCCATGTTTGGAATGAAGAACCACTCGTTCCAGGTCAAGCTCGTCAAGGACCCCAACGCCCCTGCTGAGACGGAGCCCGCCGCGCCTCACATCCCGAAGGAAGAGATCCTAGATCTTTACGACGAGGTACTGAAGCGCACGGCAGTCGCCGTCATCGCAGTCGTCGGAGCCATTGCCGTTGCTCGAACTGGATCGGACATCATCGTCCATCACGCAACCAAGTGACTCACCGCCTAAATCCTAACAAAGGGTTTAGGCTTTGCCTCGCAGTTAGAACATGTCCTATAGTGAGAAGGAAGTGTAACCCACTGACTAGACACGAATGTGGCAGGTTCGATTCCTGCAGTCGCTGATTCACCCTGGTGAAAGAATTGTATAGAGTTCGTAAGCTCCTACAGCTCCTTCTCACCCTCTTATTTTCGCCCTCGCAGAAAAAACATGCCCTATAGTGAAGAGAAAGACGCTAAGTCTTAACCGAGCATCGCCCCAGGGCAGTGTGAAGGAACTCTTCATCTTATTTTTGCCCATCACAAACCACCATAATCTAGGAGAACCGAAATGTTCAAGAACTTCATCAAGGCCCTGCCCATCAAGATCGCCGCTTCGATCGGCGTCGCCGTCCTGAGCATCTTCGGCCTCTCGGGCTGTGGTGGTTCTGCTACGGCTGAGCCCACCAACCTCAACGGCACGTACGTCTTCACCGACGGCGCCTTCGCCATGGTCGGCGAGGTCGTGGACGACACCATCCTCATCCACATGAAGGGTGAGAACAGCCAGAGCCTTTACTGGTCGGGGGACTTCAAGAACCCGGCTAAGGACGGCGACGTCATCACCTCCAAGGGCAACCTTGAGCAGATGAAGAAGTCTCTCACCGGCTCAACCGCCGACGTCAAGGAGTTCACCATCGTCGACGGCAAGATCACCTTCGAGCTGAGGATGATGGGCGTCACGACGCAGATCGAACTCGAGAAGAACAGCTCCAGTACCAACTGACCCACGCCCAACCGCATATTCAAGGAGTTCCGTGAACCTGCACCGCGTAATCAAGCAGGTCGAGAAGTTCGCTCAGGACAACTCGCCTCTCATTCTCACCACCGTCGGCGCTGTCGGCGTGGTCACAACCGCATATCTCTCGGGACGTGCAGGTTTCAAGGCCGGTCAGATCGTCTTGGAGGACTACCTCGAGCGAATGACCGAAGCCGACCTCGACGGTCCGCCTTCCGCGCCTACGTTCAAGGAGATCGTCAACCTCACCTGGAAGTGCTACATCCCGCCAGTCGGGGTCGGCATTCTCACGGTGGCGTCCGTCATTGGCGCGAACCAGATCGGAACGCGTCGCGCAGCAGCCATGACAACGGCTCTGGCACTCAGCGAGAAGGCCTTCGAGGAGTACCGCCACAAGGTCGTCGAGAAGCTCGGCGAGAAGAAGGCGCACGTCATCACCGACGAGGTCGTCCAAGATCGCATCAACAAGGATCCACTGGGCGACCGCGACGCATTCATGACCGGACATGGCGACACGCTCTGTTACGAATACTACGCCGGGAGGTATTTCTATTCCAGCGTGGAAGCCATCCGCAAGGCCGAGAATCAGATCAACTGGAACCTCAACAACGGTCACGAGACGGCTTCGCTTGCCGACTTCTACCAACTCCTCGGCCTGGAGCTGACGGAGGTTTCGCAGGAGGTGGGTTGGCGTGCCGACACGAGCCCGCTGGACATCAACATCATCGGTCACGTAAGCGACAAGGGTGTGCCGTGTATCGGCGTGATCTACAAGTCGACGCCCATCCGTGACTACTGGCGGTTTCCGGGCTAAGACCGGTAACAAGGCTTCGGAAGACATCTGCGATTGGTGCTTTGGCGAACATTGTTGAAGCACCACTTCGCAGAAAAAACACGCCCTATAGTGAGAACCTACAAACCCTCAGAAAGAGAGATAATCATGTCGAACACCAACGAGACCCAGACCCCCGTCGTCGAAGGCGTCGTCGTCGACGAGAACCCCCAGAAGAAGTTCTGCTTCACCCGCAAGCAGATCATCGCAGCCGCCGCTGCAGCCACCACCGTGGCCGCCGGCACCGCTGTGGTGGTCTACCTGCGCGCGAAGGGAACCGACCCCTCGGAACTCGTCCACGTCGCCGTCGACGCGGTCAAGGAGACCGTCGAGAACGCCAACTGATCGCTCACTGATCAACAGGTTTACAGAGTAGGGCCCTATGCAAAAACATAGGGTCTTATTCTTTGCCTCAGTTTTGTCCAAGCAAGACTCATATTCGGAAGGAAAGACATCATGAGCAACAAGAAGATCAACAAGCTCGCTCTCGAGGACGCGCACCGCTACTACGACGCCCTCAAGGTTCGCGACGAGGTCTACGCTCGAGTCGACGCCAGCCCGCTGTACCAGAAGGCGATCACGGAAGAGCTGGACAAGCTCGCGGCCGTGGTTCCGACCGCTCCGGCGAAGCCGTTCCGCACGGGGACGGGTCCCTCGCTCAAGACCATCGCAGTTCTCGTCGTCGGCGTCATCGTCCTGCATGAGACCGGCTACGACGAGATCCTCTGGAACAAGGTCAAGTCGTACGGCCGCAAGGCTCGCGCCAAGGCTGAGGAGCTCAAGGAGGAGCACCCCGACATCGTCCAGGCGGCTCAGGACGTCAAGGAGACGGCTACGACGGCTGCCAACGACATCAAGGAGACCGTGAAGGACGCGGTCGACCAGGAGACGTCGCGCTCAAACGGCTGACTTCAACAACGCTCTGATCCACCCACACTCAAGCACAACCAACAGAAAGACATATTCATGCTGAAGAAGACCATCGAGTTCAAGGACCTCGAGGGGAAGACGCACACTCGCGACTTCTACTTCCACATCAAGAAGGACCTGCTGATCGAGCAGGAGATGATCCACGAGGGTGGCTTCAAGGCTCGCTTGCAGGGCATCATCGACTCGAAGAACGGCCGGCAGATCATGGACGCGTTCAAGGAGATCATCGCGATGTCCGTGGGCGAGAAGTCCGAGGACGGCCTCTCGTTCCTGCAGTCCAAGGAGCGCTCGGAGTGGTTCATGGGCACCGACGCTTACACCGAGTTCTTCATGGAGCTGGTCACGGACGCGGACGGCGCGGCGAAGTTCATCAACGCCATCATGCCCTCGGACGTCGAGCAGGCTGCGGCGAAGATGGAGGCCCGGATGAAGCGTGCCGGCCTCGACATGGCCGCTGACACCACGCAGGACTCGGCCACGGCCAACCTTCCGACGCCGGACCAGCTCAGTGCCATGAGCAAGGAGGACCTCGCGAAGGTCTTCGAGGACATCCGATCGGGCAAGATCGGCGCGCCGGCAAACGCCTGATCTTTCTTGCGAATGATGGGGCGGTAGCGAGGGCCTCTTGTAGGGTCTCACCCTTCCCCGGACGCTCACCTATAAAAGACCGCCGAAGGCTGCGTACCAGCACAGCAAAAAGGCGCCCTACATTCGCAGGAAAAACAGGGCCTATAATGAGACCCCTATAGTCAAACAAGGAGAAACCATGCACGCTGACCCACGCCGTATCGCCAAGTTCGCCGCAAAGACCATCGTCCAGTCCGCAGCTGGAGCCGCCATCGCGCGCGCAGTCGTCACCCTCATCCCCGCAACGAGCGAATACCACAT